TCATCAGTATCGATGCTTATGTAAACTTCATCTATATCTCTCAAAGCTTCCAGAATTTTTCTCCTGTCATGCTCTGGCATAAAAGATTTTCCTTTTTTGAGAATACACTGCTCATCATTATTAAGAATTACTATTAATTTATCACCGGGCTTGTCTGCTAATTTTCTTGCTAATTTTGACAGGATTGCGTATTCAGTAGCTAATTCCCCTCCTCAAAAGGGTGATATTGTTGTTTTTAGTAGTGCGATGGGTGGTGGAGCAGGGCATACGGGAGTCGCTACGGGAGAAGGAGATTCAAGTAGTTTCAAATTATTTCAGCAAAATGATGATCCACCTGGAGGAAATCCTAACTTAACAAGCCGAAGTCATGTTCCAATAACACCTTATCCTTATACTAATGTTTTGGGATGGTTTCGAAAAATAGGATCAGGGACACTTATTGAGACTGATGATATTAATTACACAGCAGTATTTAAATATAAAATATTCAAGAATAAGTTAGGATTATAAGTTACAATTAAATTATGATTACTTTTTATAACAAGGATGGAAGTATCTCAGGAACGATAGATGGGCGTATTCATTCTGAGGCTCACTTGAAGATGTGGATTGGTAAAAAAGGGGAAACGGAAAGGATTGTTGTTAATTGGAAAGCGGTTAAGGACTACAAAGATGAGAAAGGAAATCTTATTGCTCAGGATTTTGAACCTGATTGTAGTGAAGATCAAAAACAGATTTACTTTGACTTGGACAAAAATCCGTCAGATATATTCAAGTATAAAGTGGATGTAACAACTAAAAGATTAATTCTTAAATAGTAGTTGCCTTAATATACTTCTTTTACTTAAACTATATTTATGGATTTATTTAGCGAACTTCAAACAACGGTACAGTCAGATCTCAATGTAGACGGCAATTCTACCCTCTTTCCTTTAGCGACAATCAAATTAGCCATTAACAGGGCTTACAGGAAAGCTGGAGGACTTTATCGTTGGCCAGAACTTGAAGACTCCAAAAAGACCTCAACTGTTGCCTCTCAGGAATACTACGACTATCCTGATACTTGGCGACCCGACTCGATGTGGAAGTTAGTCGTTGATGATGAAGACTACTTTGACCCGTTACTTTTTAAAGATTATCTATACGAGAAGGAAAACGATGTTCCGTCAGGGGCTGATTATTTATGGGCTAATCAATGGAGACGTTTCTTTATCTATCCTACTCCAACAACTAATGGAAACAACAACATATCAATTTGGGGTGTCAAGAATGTAACAACCCTTTCAAGCGACTCTGATGTTACAATTTTCTCCTACTCACTCCCAGAATGTAATGAGGCGGTAGTTTTGGAAGCAAATGCTATACTTAAAAATAAGGGAGAAGCAGAACAAAGCGGTCAGTTCAGAAGTAGTGAAGCAAAACAAATTTTAACAATCGCATGGAATAAAATAAGACAGGAACAGGCTAAGTATGAGAAAACTCAACCAATGTTTGAAGTAGATGACTTATTCGGCAGTGGTGTTACAAGTAAAATTGGAGATTTTTAATTATGACAAATTTAAAAGCCCCTCCGGGGGGGTTTGTTCAAGGTGGATGGTATGAGGGAAAACAATACTGGAATGGTACTTTTAGTGAGCCGGGACAAATTAACGCCCAGTCCAACCAACAGGGAGCAGGGCAGATGGTCTCTTCTGAAGTTAATGCTCAATCAGCAGGTCAACAGGGAGTAACACCAGCTCAACTTGAAAGCTATTTAGCAAAACAGAGAGAATTGACACCAACAACGTCAACTCCAGCACCTTCTGGGGGAGGCGGAGCAGCAACAAGTGGTGGGGGAACTATGCCAGTAACTCCGTCAATCAATTTACCTGACCTCTATAAGAGTCTTACCAAAGACTCGGGCATTGAGGCGATACGGGCTGACTTATCAGCAAAGGAGAAAGCATACAATGACGCAGTAAGTAAAATTAACGATAATCCTTTCTTATCAGAGGCGTCAAGAGTTGGTAGGCAACAGAAACTAAGTACTGATTATCAAAATAGTATTAAATCTCTCCAAAATGACGTTACCATTAAAAAAGCTGATATTGAGACTCAACTTAATCTAAAGAGTAAACAATTTGATATTGAGAGCCAGCAGGCGAAAGACGCCCTATCACAGTTCAACACACTTCTTGATATGGGTAGTTTGAATAACGCAGGCGGTGATGAGATAGCGGCAATAATGAGAACAACAGGACTTTCCTCTTCAATGATACAAAGTGCGATAAATACCAGTAAGGCCAAGAATGTTAAAACAACCTTAAAAGAATATGATGACGGTACTAATCAAGGGATTGCCGTAATAGATAGTAATGGGAATATAATTAATAAACAAGTAATAGCGCCAAGTAAACCAAAAGAACCAAAAGAACCAACAGCACAAAGTATTATAAACGATATAAATGATGATTTGAAAAAATATACCACAAATAAAACAATAACTATTAATGGAAGAACTGGTAAAGCTCAATCTCTTATATCTCCTGAAGATTTTGTTAAATTAATGCTTCAAACTTATCCTAGTAATTCAGCAGATATTCCAGACTCAAAATGGATTAGAAGTACTACTGGACAATAATATGGGACAATTATTTGG